AAAATATCTATAGTTTTTTGCCGAGTTGGATATCCTGCTGTAACAAAAGCAAATACTGAAAATTTATCTTTTATTATTTTTTCCATTGTATAAAAACTAATATATTTTAATTGTTATTTAACATTTCAAAATAATTTTTTAAAATCATCATCAATTGTATTAAAAAATTCAACAACTGGTCTGATTTGTTGTCCGGCTGGAGTATTTGAAACTTCTGTACAAATATTTTTAATGTAATCAGGAATTTCTTTTCCTAAAAGAAATTGACATAATTCATTTGAAAATGAATTACAATTATGACTCATAAGACGGTAATCTTGTGAACGATATCTATGCTCAATACCTTTTAAATATTCACGAAATACAATAGGTTGGATTTCAGTTGAACCCATATATATTTTGCGAATAGGTTTCATACCGTTATTGTAACGACCTGGTCGGCAACCACTCATACCAGTTTGATATGAAAAAAAATATTCCGTTGGATATGGTTTATATCTAATTACAACAGAACTATGCCAAAGTCCATTAACATTACAACCTAATACAGATGGAGATAGTATTTTCATATCACCATCTGATAAATCATAAACATACAAATAGACTTTAAATTGATATTTTTTTGTAGTTCTTTGTGAAGACATTCTTTATTATATTTTAAATATATTTATTAAATTATAAATGAATTTAAAATATAATGAGAAAATTATTCGTCCGTGGGGATGGTATATCAACATAGAAGGTAATGATCATTCTGGTCATAAAGTAAAAAAAATTGGAGTTTATCCAAACAAACGCTTATCATTACAAAGTCATCAAAAAAGAAGTGAACATTGGGTTCGAACTGTTTTTCGTATTCTTATTCAACTTTACGTATCAATAAAAATGAAAGAAAACGAAAGTAAATCAAAGCAAAATTAAAATTGAAACAATAATTATAATATTGATATTTTAAGTATGAAATTTAAAATATATATTTTTATTAAATAAATAGCTTACGAGAGCCAAGTTTGTTGTTTATATTTAAAATATATGTCGTTATACTTTTCAAACAATTAAATATCAGGGCAGGTTACGTGTCCTAAGACCTCTTAATGTTAATTAATTAATGTTAAGAAAGGTTAATGTAACGGTTATTATTAAAGGAACAGCTAAAGTTCGTGTTGGTAATGATTATCATATTTTAAATAAAAATCAATCTGTATATATTCCAACATCTGTATTACATCGTATTGAAAATATTGGACAAGATATAGTAGAATTAATTGAAGTTCAAATAGGAACATATTTAGGTGAAGATGATATTGAACGATTTGAAGATGATTTTGGTAGAATTTAATAAAAATTTAAAAATTATAAATTTATTTGTTAAAAAATTGGAAAAAACATCAAAATTATTTTCCTACATATTTTGAAAAGCCTTCTAAAATTATTGTATCAGAAACATATAATATTTAAAATTGAAAATAAAGATTGATATTAAATTTTATTCTATAAATCTAATATGAATTATTTAGAACTATTAGTTATTATAAGTTTTATTTTAATATTTGCTATATTAATTATTAATACTGATTTAAGTCGCAGAAAATTTAAGTATGAGAAAAAAGCTTATGCGATAGAATTATTGAATGAGTCATTGAGTGAATTATTTAGTAATCAATAGAAATTAAATAACGGACTTTAATTTTTTATAAAATTAAAATCGATTTATCATACCTTTATACAACTACTAACCAAATACTCTGATATATTAACAATCTCAGCGTATTTAACACAAATCTTAAGACAAAATGAGTTTAAGCAAGAAAGACTACAACATGTGTCTGTATAATTCATTGGCCTCAAAAGCTGGTGATTCACCGAAAAATATTAAAAAGAATATCGCAGAAGGAGGGCGAAAAAGAATTGGAAAATTAGGAGATACAAGTGATTTAAATAATTTCGTTCAAATTTATCCATTTAATGTTATTGTTATTTTACGTGGAAGCGACAACAAACCAGATTTTTCCAAAATTTGCGATTTTCATAAAACAACTGGCAAAGCAAAAGATACCATTGTTATCATGTATTCTAAGAAGCATTTTTCACCCGTGAATATGATATCCGATACTATGATGATTGAAGTATTAGCAATGGCAAATGATTTCCACAATCAACGATTACGAACACATTTTACAAATAATTCTTATGAATCGGGAATGGAACAAGCAATGAAAAGTTCGCTGGAAAATTATCACGATGATTATGAATTACAGATGGTACAAGCAATGGAAAATTCAATGAAAATACAATCAAAGCCGAAAGAAGATACCAGTTTGGATTCGGTATTGGCTGCATCTCTTTTTGAACATGAACAATTTACACAAAATCAATTCTGGGACGATTCCGCATTGGCACAATCTTTGAGTCAATTTCAATAATTTAGTTTTATAAAATAATTTATTATTAATGTTTAGGACTCGTATTTTAACATCGATTTAAAATTGATTTCTGTAATGTTTATTAATTTAAATATCATGAATCTTTCTGAATATAAATTAATTATTGCTCTTACTAAAGAAGTTGGAGAACCTTCTGTTGCTATTATGATAGCAGAAGATGCTTTAGACTTAGGGAAAAGAATTTTTAATATTAAAAAAAATATTGATGAATGTCAAAAGAAAATTGACAAAATTCATTATGATATTAATGATATGACAGAAGAAGAAGCTATTCGTTATCTCAATTATCGTTGTTCTTCTTGTGATACTTTTCATGAATGGGAAGATGAAATAGATGAAAGTGCTATAGAAGAAGCAAAACGTATGGCAAAACATAAAATACTGATGTGGGAACACGATATGTTTCATTTTATGGAAGATTATGAATCAATTATGGGCGAATCATATAATACTGATTACATTGTTAATAAGTTAGTTAACAATGTGATGAACGAAGCTATCATTTCTTTGGAATTTGATAAATTAAATAAAATCAAAAAAATGTTTAATAATAACGAAGAACAAGATAAAAGTCTAATTGTAAAAACAATAAAAAGTTTACTAAGTGAATGTGAAAATGCGAAAACAAAATATAAAAAATTTGAAATAACTACTTGTATGATGTGTGTAATTTCAAATTCTCCTATATTTCTAAGTGAGAATGAACGCTTTAAAAATACAGTTTTAGCTAAATTGAATGAATTATCTTCTCAAATAAATAATATTCGTATTGATAAAACTGAATATAATAATTATATTGAAAAAATAAGAAGTTATGAATATCAAATATTATTTGGGACTGATTTTTTAGATTAAATAAGTGTGTAATAAATCTTCTTCATTTATTTTAGTATATTGAAATCCAATATCATCCATTTTTTCAATAATATTATTAATATCATTGGAATCTTGTAATTCTATTCCAATTAATACAGCACCAAAGTCTTTATTATTTTTTTTTAAATATTCAAATCTAGTTATGTCATCATGTTTTCCAAGAATGTTATTTATAAATTTTTTTAATTCTCCTGGTCTTTGACCAAATGAAACAATAAAATAATGTTTCAAATCTTGATAAAATAAAGATTTTTCCATAATTACAGGATATCGTGATATATCATTATTTCCGCCAGATAGGATACATACAACATTTTTTCCTTTAATTTTTTCTTTATCAATCATATCTAGACAAGAAATACTTAGAGCACCAGCTGGTTCTAAAATAATTCCATCATTTTGATACATATCTATCATATTATATGACAATTTGTTATTGCCTACAATAAATATATCATCAACAACTTTTTTACAAATTTCAAATGTATTTTTACCAGCGGTCTTTACACTTGCCCCGTCAACAAATGTATCTAAATTTGAAATAGTAGTAATTTTATTATTTGCGATAGATTGTTTCATAGAATCAGCATTTTCTGGTTCTACTCCTAATATCTCACAATCTTTATTAAAAGATTTAGAATATAAACCAACACCACTAATTAAACCACCACCTCCAATTGGTGAAATAATAATATCAGGTTTTATGTCTTCATAAATTTCTGTAGCAACAGTTCCTTGACCGATAATTACATCTGGATCATCAAATGGGTGAACAAATATTGATTCATTTTTTTCACAAAAAGTATTTGCTGCGGCTAAACTTTCATCAAAGTTATGTCCATGCAAATGTAATGTTAAATTTTTTTTACCAAAATATTTAATTCTGTTAATTTTTTGTAATGGGGTATTTTCGGGTAAAAAAATATGATGTTTAATATTTAATGAATTACAAGTTAAACTTACACCTTGTGCGTGATTTCCAGCTGAAACTGTAACTACAGGTAAATTTTTATTTTCATGTTTTGTTTCAATAGAATTAATAATTTTATAATATGCCCCTCTAATTTTAAAACTTCTTACTGTTTGTAAATCCTCTCTTTTTAAGAAAATATTACAATTATATTGTTTCGATAATCTGATATTTTTTTGAAGAATAGTTTTATTAATAATATTGCTAGTTTTCATTTTATTAAAAGCGTTATCAAATTTTATTTTAGATAATGCATTTTTAATAAAATTTTTTTGAAAATTCATCCCAAAGTTCATTATATTACTATATGGTTAATCTAAATTATACATATATTAATATATTTAAAACAATATCAATTTTATTAAAAAATTCTTTTTACTTGTTTAAATAAGAATGTCATAATTTTTTGTGGGTCAAAATTCTTAATCTGATTAAATAATAATCCCATAACTTTACGAGGATTATCTGTACGCATAAAAAAAACTGTTAATACTACAAACCATGCTAAAAATACATCATCTGTATAATGTCTACGAGAACTTAATATTAGAAATTGATTTACAAGATTAAATACTAATAACAATGACGTATAATTATCATTTACATAGTAAATAATATACAAACTTGCAATTAAACATGATAAAGTATGACCGCTGAACATTAGATCACAACAACCTCCAATCCTCATTTTATTATCAGTTCTTTTACAAGGTCTAATTGATGGCAAAATTGTTAAATTATTTGCTATCATACGAATAGTATACAATATAATCAAATCAATAACAAAATTTGTTTTATCTTTCCATGATAAAGTAATCAAAGCAATAATTACAGGTAAACCAGCGATAGAATGTCTTATATATGTAAGAATTTCATTATAAAATTCATTTTCATATTCATTTTCATATTGTAATTTTGGTAAATATTCATGACCAACATCATAAATACATTTTATATTCGTATTTCCTTTTTTAAAACCGTGTTTATCTATATGATAAATACTTAAATAACTGTTAACCATGAAAACAATTCCCAATATTAGGCATACAATAATAAAACTTACCTTTAATTCCATAATTATTTATACTATAATATGATATTTTTATTTATTCTACTTCATCAATTTCTGGTTGAGTATTTTCAGATTGTTCAGATTGTTCTGGTTGTTGTGGTTGTTGTGGTTGTTGTGGTTGTTGGGATTGGTACATTTTTGTAAAAATTGGTTTAGTTATGTTTTCAAATTCTGTATATTTATTTTCATAATTATCTATAGTTCTTTCTTCATTTTCTAACCATTCCAAACCATCTTTAATAACTTTTTCTATTGATTCAATATCTTCTGCTTGTAAATTAGATTTCATTTCATCAGTTAACGTATTTTTTAAGCCATATATATAATTTTCTAATTTATTTTTAGCATTCAATTTATCTATAATTTTTTGATCCTCTGCCTCATATTTTTTAGCATCAGCCAACATTTTTTCAACATCACTATCACTTAAATTATTTTTATTTGAAATTACAATACTATTTTCTGAACCAGTTTTTTTATCTTTGGCACTGACATTTAATATACCATCCGCATTTAATGAAAATTCAACTTCAATTTGTGGCATTCCTCTTGGAGCTGGTGGAATTCCAGTCAATTCAAATGTTCCTAATTTATTATTATCTTTCGTAAATTTTCTTTCACCTTCATAAACTTGAATTAAAACTCCAGGTTGATTATCTTCATAAGTAGAAAAAGTTTTTGATTTTTGAGTAGGTATAGTAGTATTTCTATCAATTAAATTTGTCATTACTCCTCCAGCAGTTTCAATTCCTAAAGATAAAGGACAACAATCAATTAATAATATATCTGCCCCCGTTGCGTTATTATTTAAAATACCAGCCTGAACAGCCGCACCAAAAGCAACAGCTTCATCTGGATTAATACTTTTGCATAATTGTTTTCCATCAAAAAAATCACTAAGTAGAGATTGAATTTTAGGAATTCTAGTTGACCCCCCTACTAAAACAATATCGTGTATCTGAGATTTTGACAATCCACTATCTGTTAGAACTTTTCTTACTGGTTCCAAACATTTTTTAAATAAATGATCACATATACTTTCAAATTTTGCTCGTGATAATTTGGATGAAAAATCAATACCATCATATAATGAATCAATTTCAATAGTAGTAGTAGTTCCAGATGATAATGTTCTTTTTGCTTTTTCACACGCTGTCCTTAATCGTCTTAGAGCTTTATCATTTTTTCTAATATTTTTACCTGATTTATGTGAAAATTCAGTAACAAAACTATTTACTAATAAATTATCAAAATCTTCTCCTCCTAAATGCGTATCACCAGATGTTGCTTTTACTTCAAATACACCATCATCGATTGTTAATATTGACGTGTCGAATGTTCCCACATTGTTATCACTAGGTTTTTTATCCTAGTTTCCTATATTTTAATATAGGGTCAGACTATATCATAATGAAAAATAAATTTATTTATTGGATAAATTTACAATAAAATTTGTTAACTCATTTGGAAATATTAATTTATAATCAGAATATTGTTTATCTTTTAATAATTTATTTACAGAATCTATTTTAGCTTTCCACATTCCATTTTCGACTTGTTTTTTATGCCATATATGATTATCTTTTAATTCAATTAATGTTTTACTTGCAGGAATATAAAAATCTACAATATATTTTCTGTATTTATTTTTAAAAAAATATTCGATTTTAGGTCCATTATTTATTATTATACCTTTTTTATTACAATTCATAATAAATTTTAATTCTAATTTTGATTGATAGGTTAAACTTTGATTTAAAATATTTTTTGATTTTCGTATTTTAAATGTCTTATTACAAAAATTACAATCTTTACAATATATTTTGTATTTATTTTTTTGAATATATAAATCTCTATTTATAAATTCCAATTCACATTTTTCACATTTATATTTAATATAAATAATTTTTTCTAAAATATCTTCCTTTTTATTATATAAAAATGGATTAAAATAAGTTTGATTATTTATCTTATAATTTGAAATATATTCATAATTATTCAAATTTTTTATTTTTCCATTATTAATAGAAATAATTA